GAAATGACTATGCGAGAATGTACTTGCAAGCCAGTTAAAGAAAGTGCCAAGCCAAGTGCAGGTCTAAGCAAGGCTAAGAAATCGGCTGTAGTTAAAAAAGCCAAGGCAGGTGGAGACATTGGTAAGCCAGGCAAGAGCTTTGACAAAGTAGCTAAGTCAGCTGGTGGTGGTGAGAAGGGTAAGAAGATTGCCGCAGCTGCTATGTGGAAGAACATCAAAGAAACTACAGCTTACATTGCTGAAAAATCAAAAACTGTTAAGCCTGACTTTTTAGATATGGACAAAGACAGTGATAAGAAAGAACCGATGAAGAAAGCTGTCAGTGACAAAAAGAAAGAGACTGTAAAAGAGTCTACAGATTTTACACGTATGCAAGAACTAACAGGTCGTTTAAATCGTACTGAAAAGCCAGCACTTGTTGAAAACCGTGAGGTTGATCAAATCCGTGCATTGACAAAACGTCTATTGGGGTAATCCGATGGACATGAAACGCATACTACAGGCGATGGATGGTGTTGCTACAAAGCCTGTAGTAGGTGTTGATAGCATGGCTAAGTTTTTATCTATTATTGATAAAAACGCAAATGTTCAACTATTGCAAGAAGCTACACCTCATAAAGTATCGTTGCCCGTTCAAATGGCAATGCAACACTATCAACAGTCTAAAGAAAAAACACAACCAACTAATAAACCGGTCGGTCGTGAAACTACTATTGGAAAATATTTTCACAAAGTAGAAGACGAGATTGCTGAACAAAAAGCACACAAACGTCAATTAATTAATCAATATGCCAGCACTATTGCTGAACGTGTATTGATGAAAGAATCTAAACAAGAAGAAAAAGCTGAACGTATTGCTAAACAGCAGGCATTGAAATCTATAGACAATGAACATAAAGTTTATAAGAATTCTCCTAAGACACATACTATAAAGTTTAAAGAGAATGAAATTCCTGGACACAGTATGGGATTCAAACCAGGTCCTGGCACTCCAGGTACACTCGAAGAATTAAGTACCGATACGTTAGGCAAGTATAAGAAAGCTGCTTATGCTGATGCTAAAAAAGCAGATGCCGAAGGTAACTACGCTCGAGGCGATAAGCGATTCAAAGGCATTAACAAAGCCACTGTAAAACAATTTGATAACGATTTGAAAAAACACGAACAAAATCCTATCAAAGAAGCCAATGCTAAAAAGCGCACATTAAAGAATTCAAACCCATGCTGGACAGGTTATCATCCAGTTGGTACTAAGAAAAAAGGCGGACGCACAGTACCTAACTGTGTACCTAAGGAATAAAAATGAACATTAGAGATTTACTCAACAAAATTGATAATATCGACGAAGGTGGGAATTTCTATCGTCAAGATCCTGAAGGATCCATTGCAAGAGCAAATGCAAATCTTTTGCCAATGTTAGGGTTAGGTGCGGTTGGTGGCGCCTTACTAGCTAACAGAGGAAATCAAACTCCTGCACAACAAGGTGGTCCACAACCTGGAATGCCTATAGTACCTGGACAGTCATACGGACGCGAACAATATTACAATCAGATGAATGCACAACGTAATAGTCCGTCACAGCCTGCACCTACAGCTAATATTGCTCCAACACCAACAGGCACTACTAATAGACTTCCAAAAGGCAACGATGCTTTAGAAGATGCAGATATTAAAAAATTAAATTCACTAGTTGATCAATTAGAAAAAACTTTAAAAGAAGATGCTTCTTTTGACATTGCAAATAGCCTAGTGGAAAGTTTTGGTTATCAAACAGAATCTGAAGCAAGTCTAGCACAGCAAGCAGCAGTTGGCGCTGGGACTTACGGAGCCGCAAAAGGCGTTGGTAAAATGTTAGGCAAGGCTATTCCAGGTGTCGGTTTAGCGTTTGGTGCTGCTGATGCATATAACCGCGCTAAAAAAGGTGACTGGTTAGGCGCTGGTATGGCTGGCGCAAGTGGTTTAGCATCATTAGTTCCAGGTATTGGTACTGCTGCGTCATTAGGATTAGATGCCGCTAACCTAGCTCGCGATTACAAGCACGGTGAATTTGACGGTACTGCGCCTGCTGGTCAACCAGCAAATGTAGCAGCTGCTCCGGCTGGTACAACAATGCCACCCGGCGGTGATCCTAAAGTATTTGCTATACAACAAAAGTTAATTGCTAAAGGTGCACAAATTACTGCAGATGGTAAAATGGGTCCAAAGACTCAAGCGGCTATGCAAAAATACGGAGTAACGTCTGAAACTGTTGCAGAAAGCATTGCAAGTTTAAGAGATCGTTTGGCAATGATCGAAGCTGAACAACATGCAGACGAAGGCGTAGCAAGTGAGTTAATTGGTAAAGGAATAGATTTTGGCAAAGCTGCATGGAAAGGACTGAAAGGCGAAAAAGGCCTAGCTAACATTGTTGATCCGGTGCAATTCCAAAAAACAGCCGATAAATTGGCGGCTCAAACAACTGGCCGCGGTGCAAACAAAGTAGCAAAGTATACACCTGCTGAAATTGCAGCTAAAGCAAAAGCTGGTGCAGAAAGAGCACCTTCAGGTGCTGCACTCAAGGGACATGAAATTGGTGCTGCAATTAAAAATAATCCAGTAAAGACAGCACTAGCTGGAGCAGCATTAGGTACTGGCGCAGGGTTGGCATTAACACCAGGAAGTGATAAACCAGAACCGCAACCAACACCAAATAATCCAGTTGCGCCAGATGTTATTGCACCAATGCCGCATGACGATCCAGCACCGGATACAAAACCAGACACAAAACCAGACACAAAACCAGACACAAAACCAGAATTAACAGCTGATCAAAAAGCATTAATTGCACAAATTCGTGAAATAATGGGTCATGACTATGGCGAAGATCAAAAGTGGGATGCTGCTGTAAGTCATGCTCAAGAGGTATTAGATCGTGCTGAAGGTGCAAGTGCATTGCAACTAGCAACAGATAGGGGACATGCATCCGGTGCGGCTAGTGCATTAGCAATGAACGCAAATAAGCCTAGATCAAATAATATTGCGGCTATGCCAAGCAACCAGAATACAGGAGGTAATACAAGACCAGTTCCATCAGGTACTCCAAATCCGTATCCTCCAGGTAGTCCAAATGCCAAAAGATTCGATACATTAACAGAACCAGATAAAGCATGGGTTGCAAAACCAGTATCCGACGATAACGGCGGAATGAGACCAGGACGACCTAATATTGCAGACGATGACATCATATTAAGTCGTGCACCAAATGGTGGTAAACCTGCAAAAGGTATTAATGAAAACGACGAATTGGATCGTTGGTTGAAAATAGCTCGCGGTTAATTATAATGGCAGATTAATTTCTGCCATTTTCACCTCTAAAATTTTTTAGAGCTTGCATTTACAAGATAAGTAATATATAATAGGCAATGTAATTAAGGAGATAACATGTCAGGTCGTTCATATGGTCCCGAAGAAAAGGCAAAACTAGAAAGATTAATTTCCGAAGGTAGTACAGTACTACGTGAAGTTGAAGATTTAACAGTAGGCTTAAAAGAAACAGTTAAGGCAGTTGCAGAAGAATTGCAAATTAAACCAAGCATTATTAATCGTGCAATTAAGATTGCACACAAAGGTGATTGGTCGGCTCATAACGAAGATTGGGCAGAAATTGAAGCTATTTTAGATATTACTAAACGTATCTAATAATAAGTAATAAAGAGAAAGGTTAGCAAGCCATAAATTGCATGAAGGTATTTGTCAGCCTCAAATGACAAAGGAGAAAAGAATATATGTCTTATGTAGACGCATGGTTTGACCGCGAGAACGATATCGTTAAAGTGGTTGAACGCAACAAGAAAGGTGAACGTGAGTTCCGTGACATTCCTGTCAAACACACGTTCTATGTTAAAGACCCTCGCGGCAAATTTCAATCGATATACGGAGATGCGTTAACACGTATTGTCTGTAAGAACACAAAAGAACTACGCAAAGAACAAGCCATTAATAGCGGCAAAGAATTGTTTGAAAGCGATATCAATCCAATCTTTGTAACATTAAGTGAACACTATCTTAATCAAGATGCTCCTAAACTAAATGTAGCATTTTTTGACATTGAGGTGGACTTTGATCCGGAACGTGGCTACAGCACTCCAGAAGATGCTTTTATGCCGATTACTTCGATTGCAGTTCACCTACAATGGTTGGAAACACTTGTATGTTTTGCTGTACCTCCAAAAACATTAACTTGGGAACAAGCACACGAGGCTATCAAAGAGTTCCCTAATACAATGCTGTTTAAAACAGAAGCAGAGATGCTGGATGCATTTCTTGATCTTATTCAAGATGCAGACATATTAACTGGTTGGAACAGTGAAGGCTACGACGTTCCGTATACAGTTCATAGAGTAACTAAAGTCTTAAGTAAAGATGACACAAGACGTTTTTGTCTATTTGATCAATATCCGAAACGCCGAGAATATGAAAAGTTTGGTAGACAGTCAGTAACATACGATTTTATTGGACGAGTACATTTGGATAGTCTTGAATTGTATCGTAAGTACACATATGAAGAACGTCATAGCTATCGATTAGATGCCATTGCCGAGTACGAACTTGGTGAACGTAAAACTCAATACGAAGGTACACTTGATCAATTATATAACAATGACTTTAAAACATTTATTGAATATAATAGACAAGATACTTCGCTATTAGACAGACTCGATAAAAAATTAAAGTTTCTAGATATTGCAAATACACTTGCTCATGAAAATACAGTATTACTACAAACAACAATGGGTGCTGTAGCTGTAACAGAGCAGGCCATTATTAACGAAAGTCATCGCAGAGGTTTTCAGGTTCCTAATCGTATTAAAAAAGATGACAGGGATGAAAATACTGCGGCTGCTGGTGCGTATGTTGCATATCCTAAAGAAGGCATTCACGATTGGATCGGATCACTGGACATTAACAGTCTGTACCCTTCAGCCATTCGTGCGCTTAACATGGGGCCAGAAACTATTGTTGGACAGTTACGTCAAACTAAAACAGAAGAATTTATCGAACTACAAATGGCCAAAGGCAAGAGCTTTGCGGCTGCATGGGAAGGTGTTTTTGGATCTCTAGAGTATACCGCTGTAATGGACCAAGAGATTGGAACTGATATCACCATTGATTGGGAAAATGGAGATACTGACGTATTAAGTGCTGCAGAAGTCTATAGACTCATATACGAAAGCAACCAGCCGTGGATGCTTAGTGCTAATGGCACAATCTTTACATATGATAAAGAAGGTATCATTCCTGGGTTGCTAAAGCGTTGGTATGCCGAACGTAAAGAGATGCAGGCCAAATTAAAAGAAGCAATTAAAGCTGGTAATAAAGTTGAAGAAGAATACTGGGACAAACGACAGTTAGTTAAAAAGATTAACTTGAACAGTTTGTATGGTGCTATTCTTAAC